AGCATCTTCTTTTTCTTTTGTTTGCTTACCAACGATTACTGTTTTAACTGGGCCTGCCGCTGGAAATGTCTCCATCATAGTTTCAGCTTGGAACTTCACAAGCGCTTCTGTCATCAAGGGGTGGTACACATTACATGCCCCAGGCCACGGCTCTGTTCTATCTTCAACTTTTAAACCTAATAATTCTAAGCCATCTACATAAGTTGTTAACCAATCTTTTCTTGAATTAATATCGGCATCATATTCACCCATTAAATCACCTGACAACTCAGTCAACTGACCTTCATCCATATCTTCTGCTAAGTTTGCATTAAACTCATCATCTTCTTCTTTACCAGGCACAATGGTTATCTCCATGCTGCCATCATCTAAAGTAACGCTCTCTGGATTTTCAATTTCAATACTTAAATCAGGCTCACCCATTGCTAATTCTTCTAAGCCCTGAGGAGCTTGTGATAAACTTTTATCTACGTTAATTGCCATATTTTATCCTTATATTGCGTATAATCTGTTTCGAGAACTTCTAAATCCTGGTATATCTTCAGGTTCATCATTAGGTAATCTTATGAACCCACCTTGCCTAAATCTCATTAACGCCATAGTGGTACTATCCACTTGGTCATCGTTTGCACCTGATGGGAAGTCATTACATTCTTCAATTAACTCGTGTGCCCACCTTTTATCAGGAGCCCACACTATACCAGATCTGAAGAGATCTGCCACGGAGTTAACGCGGCTAATCTTATCTTGACCTTTGCCCGGTGTAAATTCTCCTAAGGGAATACCCATCCTTCTCATTTCCTGATAGAGAGCGGCTCCGTTAGATTTCTTTTCTACTATGAGTGAGTCGGGTTCCCATTCCTTGTACTCACGAAGTACTAACTCTTTTAACTCAGGGAACTCTAGTCTTTCCTTGATAGCATTTAGTAGTATTATATTATAATTATTGGTCTCTTCGTTAAAAAAGACTCCCCACGTAGTTAACGAATTATAATCTGCTCTATTGTTAGCTTCTTGTGCAGCATCAAGAGACATGATCGTAAACTCGCAATCGGGTGGATCTTCTTTTTCCCATATATTCCACCACTCACGTTTTATGAGTGCGCCTTCTTCTGAGACTGGGTTCTGTAAGTATTGCGCGTTCCAGTATCGTACATCTAGTGCTGCTTTCTTTGCCTGTAATTCTTCAAGTGGCCAAAACTCAGGCCAAAGTGAAGCTTCGTTACCTTGTTTGTCTTCAATAATCGCTGGAAATTCAACGACTTCCCAATCGTCAACTCCGTCCTGCTTTATCATTTGGTTAACTATTTGGCCGGTCAAGTCTAGCTTAGACCACCTAGTCATTACTACAATGATCGCACCGCCTGGCATAAGACGTTGAATTGGACCAGACTGAAACCACTCCCAAGCAGGCAGAAAAACATCCGATCGTCCCAATTTGGCGTCCTGCTCGGAATGTGGATCATCAATGATAAACAAATCAGCCCCACGACCAGCGAGGGCACCACCAACACCAATAGCAAAATATTCTCCATTATGATTTGTTCCCCAACGACTTGCAGACTTACTATCTGCTTGTAGTTCTACGTCAGGAAAGACATCTTTATAAGCATCACTACCAACCAAATTTCTAACCCTACGACCAAAGTTAACAGCAAGATCAGCTGTATGCGAGGCCATAATAATTTTCTTATGAGGGTATTTCCCAAGGAACCAGGCTGGAGCAAGATAAGAGATAAGCTCACTCTTCCCGTGCCTCGGAGCAATATTAACAATAACTCGTTTCTTTTCGCCGTTCGCAATTGCTTCAAATATTTTAGCAAGTCTACGATGATGATTTCCTACCTTGTATCCTGGATACACATGATCAATAAATTCTAAAAAGGTTTCTTGTCTTTTTTCAACTGCTTGAGTTTTTTCTAACTCATCTAATTCAGCAAGTAACTGTTGTTGTTCACGCTGAGGCAACACACCTATATTAGCTAACGCTGTATCTAAATCAGCATCAGTGATGCCAGCTATTTCTATAGGCATGTTATTCTTTTGTTTCTGTTACATTAACTGCATCGATAATTTCAAATGATGTATCGATAGCTGCTGTCTTACCAAGAATTTTAAATAGTTTATTCTTAATTTGTGTTTGTAAATCTTCTTGGCTTAAATTCTTAACTGTAATTTCTGTCTTCTCTGAGAACAAACCTACATCACTAATCTTACCGAGTAGCTCTAAGGCTTTTAATCTGTGTCTTGGGTCTGATAACCCCGCATCTTCTATGAGTTTATTAGTAACAAACCGTCTCAACTGGACGGCTTCTTGTACAACTTGATGATCATAGTCCGATAACATCAAAAATAAATGCTGAACTGTAGCTGGAGTGCTTAATGCTTTATTAACAGACGCATTTAAGGTGTTTTTACCTTCAGGATCTGTATATTGTTTGAATATATCCGCAGCTTCTTGCTTTTCTTGTGAAGAAACTGGTATTTCTGCACCGCCCTCTACTAAAACCTTAGCAGTTGCTGTTACAACCTTAACTTTTCCGTCTAAAGTAGTAGGTTCTTCCGACTCAAAGTCGTCAGGCAGGGGTTTATTTGTTTCTGGTATGATTTTTAATGCCATAAAATGTCGCTGATTACATCCTAGAAATTTATTTGCAGCTATTGCGGCCAATATATAGTAAATTATTATATTAATCAAGCACATTTTTGATACAATGAGTTATGAAAACTACTCTGACTAAAAAGAATTTAGAGATCCTTTATAACATGGCATGTCAGATGGCGCCTTTCAACAAACTCCCCATGCCTAAGTCATGCAAAGTTAAGTTTAAAGTCATAAAGAACCCTGATATTTATGGTTGTTTTGATGAGCATGAGATGGAGATTCAAATAAGTTCTAGTGCATGTGGGCACTTTACAACTATTTTTCAAACTCTCCTACATGAAATGGTACATCTAGCTCTCTATGTTCGAGGTGATGATGACTTCCATTTGCATGGTGATAAATTCCTTCGTATTAAAAACGTCTACTCCGAGTTATACAACTTCGACCCTAAAGCAATCTAGTTTTCATTCATTGTTGCATCTTTGTGGTTTTGAATGAAAACCCGTTATTTTAAATTTTTTATAAAAATTTTTTTGAATGGCCCTTTTTAAAAGCAAGGGGGTGGGTTTCTATAATCCAATATTATAAAAATACCCTATTATTTATGCTCGGCCCAATGTATACGCGTGTGCGTGAACCTTATTATATATTGGGGTCATGGGGGTATAGTGGGTCAATAAACTTGACAATGTCAGGTTATCGTGTATAATGGGTGACATGGATTAGTAATTACTAATTCATAGCGACAAACGAATAATCTTATACGAATGTCGTTTTACTTAACTAACATGAGGATATTAAAATGAAAAAAGCAAAATTAAACAGCGCAGTTATTAATGCAGTAGAGTTATCAACGGCGCGTAATGAATTCATTGACAACGCGATAGGTTATGAAATACAGGTAATTGAAATGGATAACCTATACAATAAAGACAGGGCTTCTTTAACTAAGTTATTGGTGGAAAATATAGCCCTTGCCATGACTGATAAGCCAACATATGTTGAATGGAATTATATCCATGAATTATTTAGAAGTGGTATTTGTAAAGCAACAGGAATGGAATACACGAGCTTTGATAAAAACATTTGGGATAACATTACTAAAAGATTGGAAAGTGATTTTGATTTAGTGAAACCAAAAAGCCCAAATGTAAAATCAGAACAAAAATCAGAACAACGCGCCAAAATTGATGCCATGAGCATTGATGAATTAAAACAAGCTGGAAAATTGGTTGAAGTAGCAAAAAGACAGGAAAAGGCATTAAAAGAAAGTGAAAAACTTGCTAAAGAAAGTGCTAAAGATTTTGTTAAAGATTTTAAAACTAGCATGGAAAGCATAGCAAAAAATGAGTATGCCTTTGCCCTTTGGATTGATAGCAATATCAATTCTTTAAGAGAGCAATTTTTAGATAGTCAGTCATAACGAAGTTAATTTTCTTTAATTAAGCCCTGTATTTTTACAGGGCTTTTTTTTCGTTCAAATTTCGTGGCGACAAATTCGGGCCCACCGAATTATGACCGTTATTAAAGAGTATGTGAGGTATGTGAGTGATACCAATTTAACTTCGTGGCTACATAATAATGCGTGTTATAAAATTACACGCATGTCGTATAAAATTACAACAGGACTGGACAGTATGTAATTTTACTGAATAATCAATGACTTACAACTATTGACATTGTCTACCTAGTGTAATTTTACTGTATAATCAAGCACTTAGCAAAAATACACTTTTCTATATAAATCAATAACTTAGTATAAAATTACAAAATTACATGAAAAAAGGTATCCCCGTCTGGAAAATCAATTTAACTTCGTGGCTAACCTGTTTTTATTTTTTCTTGCCTTCGTTCGCCAACCCTGCGCAATGCCGTTTTGCGTGTAATTTTGTATTATTACTGAATAATCAATGACTTAGCTTGTAATTTTATACTTGACAAAGTAAACACCCTTGTAATTTTACTTAATAATCAAAGACTTATCGTGTAATTTTATACCCACAAAGTTAACAAAGTCTACTCATGAAACCCAATCAAATCAAGCACTTAATAAAATTACGCTACAATGTCAAGAATACACTTGACAATATCAAGGCGACAAACCCAGTAAAAATAAAAAATGAC